AAGTTGGTTTGAAAAAATCTTTTCGTATAACTCTTTTGCCATTATCGTCATAACCACGATAAAGAAAAGAATTACCATAACGAACAACTGATGTATAAAAACTCATATAAACTCCAATAACAAAACTATTATATCATAAAATGGAGAAAATGTAAAGCTTTTATATCATCTCCAAAGCAGATTCTGTCGTCTCGGTTACACGACGTGTCCAACCTTTACCAAATGTTTCAAATGTGCCAAGACTTTCGTAATAACTTTGTCTTTCTGCTTGAAAGTTCTTGATCGTATCTTCTATACCATTTTCGTCAACATAGTCAGCAAGTTTAGAAAGAGTGTTTGGACCGATACCACCATCAGCAGTTGTACCGATCATGGTCTGTAGAAACTTAGCAGATCTACCTGTTCCAGCGTTAACACCAAAGTCAAATACACATAGGTCGAGACCGGAAGGAATCTCGTCACACTTCATTCTACCCCAATAGTTCTTTTCGTATATTGGTGCTACGTCTTCGACTGTCAAGTCTTTCATATCCTTTGTACCACCAAAGTCTTCGTAGACTTTTTTAGTCACACCAAGATTTGTCTCTCCGCCTGGATCTTTTGGGTGATTCACATATCCACCCTCGTGGTGAAGTATCATTTCTAAACATTTCTGATAATTTGCTGCTGCCATTTTGTTCTCCGTAAAAAGTTAAAGGAGCAAGTTTCCCTGCTCCTTTTATTTATTATGTATTTGGATTCCATGTTCTCATAGAATTATACATTTGTGATTCTGTTTGATAGTAACCTAAGAAAAACTTTAGCATTATTTTACACCATAGTGTTTTCTACTTGCTTCATTCATATCTGATAGAATACGATAATATTCTTTACCGTTATATTCTGCGTCAGAAAGTAATTTTGCTGCATAATGATTAGCATGCATTTGACGTGCTAATAATAATGCGTTTGCAATATTTTGAAAAAAGCTAAGTGTTGCTTCAAGCAGACTCGTTGAGTAGTTCAGGACTAGTGTTGTCATCTTTTTTACCTCGTAAATTAGAAATTGAAATTTTACGAGGACGCTTCTCATCTGGAATGATTCGCTCCAATGCAATTGTAAGCAATCCATCCTCGAGCATAGCTCCTGTGACTTCTACAAATTCAGAAAGTCTAAAAGACCTTTCGAATTTACGACCGCTGATACCTTTGTGAACATATAGATCCTGTTGTCTTCTTTGCTCTCTGTTACCCTTAATTGTAAGGATACCGTCATGCATTTCAATGTCTATATCTTCTTGTTTAAACCCAACAACAGCAAGCTCTATTAGATACTCGTCATCATTGTGTTTCACCACGTTATGTGGTGGATAATGATCTTTCTGATGGCTAGATGCCATTCTTTCAAGATCGTTGAAAATGTGGTCGAAACCAACAAACGCTCCACGTGGGAACGTAAAAGTATTGCCTGTCATGTTAACCTCCTATGACTTGTTAGCAAGGTTTGTAGTGGACCCGAGACCTCGGCATCCGGTATTATTTATAATTAGTTCTTATTTCCAATGTTGTATTTTGGACATAATTCCCAATTATTTTTTTCCTTAAAAGGAATTATTTTAATTTGACGCAAAGGTGCAAGTGGTTCTGCTTTGCCTTTATTGTCAATTGATATCAATCCCCAATCACTCATAAGTGTAGCAATTGTATTCCTACGTGCAACATCATTTTCTTCTAAGTTAGATTTCTTACCGTCAAGTAAGAATAACTCTTTGAAGTGCACAATGAAATATCTACCCTGCTTGTGTAGTATATGACATGATTGGTATAGCTTATTGTCTTTACGAGATGCAACACCGATGCGAGTCAATGTCTCACGAACCTTTAAGAAATCGTCTGGTTCGTTGAGAGTAACTTCGAGCATCGAAGTCGGTGTCCACTCTATTAAATTATTTTCTTCCACCTTTATAAACCTTCTTCTTTAATTCATCTATCTGATTTGATGTGAGAAGGGTTAAGACTTGGCGGGCTTTTTCATTACTATACCCATAATATTCTTTAACAACTTCCACGTCACTTGCGGTTTCAGGTTTGTTCCATTTTGAGAAACGTTTCTTCTTCCTGACTATATTTATAAAAAAGTCAAATTGAAGACGATTATCGATATGATGATACTGATTCATTTCATTTGCCATTAAAACAGTGTCGGCAAAATAAGAAAGACCACGATTAACCATAAAAGGATTATAACCTTTTTCGGTAATATCATCGACCATAATATTTTGTTTCGTGTAGTTGATTGCATTGAGATACTCAAACGGATTCATTTAGAACCATCCTAACTTGATGCCATTATGTGCAATAATAAAAAAACAAGCAACCAAGTGAGTGAATACCCAAATGGTACGTAGCATAGCGGCAATATCGCTTTCATTATTATCTCCTATCTTACTGCCAATTGTCTTGGCCCATATTCTCCATGCTCTATGCAAAGTCGACATTCGCCATAATTTCCGTCATACAAGCGACCACATTGAGTTCATGGTCGGCAACGAATGCGTTCTTATATTGATAGTCTGCAAGAATAAGAACTAATTGAGGAATAGACTGCGGTTTTAACTTATCGTACATACGATCATATATACCACGAAAAATAGCAGAAGCATCGGTATCGATATTGTTGACTACCCATGATCTCATCTTCTTAAAGTCTTTTGTTTTTAGGTGAGTAAAAAGAGAATCGAAAGATTGAGTGTTATCACTGCTGCTATTGTTAACAATCCCCACCATAGAATGTCTTTGTAGTTCATTCAGAATTCTCCGCCAATCAGGTGCATGTTTCATAATCAGATCAACAACTGCCATCTGATCATAACTAATGCCTTCTTCTTCTAAGATAAATTGACTACGTTTAAGCATTTGTGCTGCTAAAGGTTGTAGATCTTTCTTAGAAGTGTTGAATTCATATACACCACATCGAGAATGTAAAGGTTCGATTATTCTATTCTTGAAGTTACAAGTTAGAAGAAAACGACAGTTGTTAGCAAACTCCTCAATGAACCCTCTGAGTGCTGGTTGTGTTGATTGTGGATTAAGATAATCTGCTTCATCAAGAATGACAACTTTATACCCTCCCTGTAGAGAAACGGAAGATGCAAACTGTTTGATCTTAGTCCGTAAAGTATCTATATTACCTTCTTCAGATCCATTGATTAAAATGTAATCTAATTCAAGTTCATTACACATTGCTCGAGCAACAGTAGTTTTACCAAGTCCAGCAGTACCAGTGAGGAGCATATTAGGCAACTCCCCACCTTCTACGATTTTTTGAAATACTTGCTTCAGACTATCTGGTAAAATAGTCTCGGCAATCGTTTTTGGTCGGTATTTCTCGACCCATAAGAAGTCGTTAGACATTCACAATCTCCATAACAAAAAATAATTATATCACAAAAAAGAGAGATTGTAAACCCTATTCTTCCTCATCACCTTCCATAGCAGCTTCTTGTTCTAACTCTTCACATATTTGTACGACCTGAATACACTGATCGCGAAGAGTACCAATAGTGGATAATTCTTCACCCTTAAAAGCACCACGTTGAGTCATAGCATCAATCACAGCGATTGTACTTCGACTTGATTTATTTGCAAGATCTTGCAATTTTTGTGAATTTTCTGACATTTAATTATTCTCCGAATGTTGAGGTTTTTTCAAGTGCAATCCAATAAGTCACGTCGACTTCTTTATTTTTGAACTGCGTTATAAGTTTTGAAGATATATGAACATCATAATCTCCTGGTAAGATTTTAAGGTTACTTATACTAAGTATAAAGTTAAATTTATTGTTAGAATCAAATTCACCATCAATATCAATAGAAAATGTATTTGATGTAGAGTTTTGATTATCAATAATAGATAAACTTAAAATATTATCTTTACCTGTTATCGATAACTCATCGTGACCAAGTGTAGATGCTGCTTTTTTAATTTTATTCAGAGTGTCATTATCCAAAGTAAATGAAACATCTGGTGATGGCATATTGATATCTTTAGATGGTGTTGTCAAAGTTTCTTCTGCAGAAAAGAAATATTTGACTTTTGATCTTCCTGTCGAATCACCGATAGTAACGTGCTCTGATTCGAACTTGAGTCTTGGTGTGTCTACTAATCCGAGTACACCAATAAATTCATTCAGATCATAGATACCAAAATTTTGTTCGAACTGCTCTTTAACGTGAGCAGTCGCTAAAACGTTTCGAGCTTCCGAAATAGTTTTGATAGTATTCCCTGATTGAATGAGAATATTCTGGTTTATGCCAGAAAAGTTTTTGAGAACCGAAAGGGTATCTTCACTTAATTCCATAATCTATTACTCCATAATTTATGATTAGAACTATTATACATCATTTTTACCAAAATGTAAAGAATTATATTACCATTTTACTAAAGTTTTTTTCTTTGGTAAATTCGATTTTAGAATCGAACTTTCCATCGAGTATCTCACCTTTATGAGAAATTACAAATATATTTGTATCGTCGGATAATGTAGTCAAAATTTTAAATAAATTATCCACACCTTCATGGTCAAGAGATGAATCAAACGTTTCATCGAGCATGAGAAGATTAGTTGCCACAGAATTTTTCATTTTAGCAATTTGTCTCCATGTAAAAAGCAAAGCTAAATCTATACGTTGCTTTTCACCTTCACTAAATGAATCGTATGTAAAAGCATCACGATGCCTCGAACGAATAGTTTCATTGAAAGATTCATCTAAATTAAAATGTACAAAGAAATCTAGTGTTTGTAAATATTGATTCACTAATTTATTAATGACGGGAAGATACTGTTTAATTATTTTAGTTTTAATTCCTGTATCTTTTAACATTTCATTCATGACTGTATTGTAGGAAATATTTTCAGATAATACAAATTTATTTTCTAAGAAATTATTTCTATTATCATTCAGAGATTTAAGATCTGAGTTTGCATTATCTAAATCTGCACTCACATCTTTTTGAAGATATGCCTGATAACTTTTTATTTGTTTTTGTAATCCAGTAATTTTGACATTGTTCTGGCTCAGTTCAGATACTTTAGATCTAAGTGACTCAAGAAGTTTTCCTGTTTCTTTAATTTTTTTTTCTACTTTTGTCCCTTGTTCTCCTATTTGCTTAAGAGAACTTTTATGAGAACTTTTCTCGCTCTCAAGAGAGTTGAGAACATGAGACTTGTGTTCTTCTGATAAA